TGAGTTACTTGGTGATGTTAGTCCACTCGGCGATTGGCAAGTGGTTAATATCACAGAGGGTGGGCCATTTAATACAATAGTGTGAAATCGGGTTATCCCATCACCAAATTTAGCACAATATCAAGAATTTGATGGATATTTAAGTCCAAAGAAAATGTTTGTATGAGAATATAATGACGTAGGAAACGGTGCGTGGGGCAGTTGGATAGCACGGGAAGACAATCCTGACTTAGACAATGCCGAAGGGTTCACTACACCAAGTGGTGAATGAGTATGGACAGATACCGGCAATCCAACCGATTGGGGAACATTTGGTTGGGTCAGACAAAATCCACCACCACAATTAAATACGCTTGAGGGAACTTCAAGTGAAAACGGGGAGTGGGTGTGGACTCAGCTTGATGACTGGGATAATGTATTTGAATGGACACATCCAAATGTAAATCCAAATCTTAATTTATATCTCGGCACAATTAGTCCAGGGGAAGAATGGGAGTGGAGCAACGTTGGTGATATTTATACTTGGATACGGCGTGATATTGAATTTGTCCTTGACGCAAGTGGGTTAAATAGTACAAGTCCGGATGATGAGTGGGTGTGGTCTATTGTTGAAGAGGGTTCGTTGGATATATGGCCAACATATGGCTGGTTGCATCCTGATGTAAATCCAAATCTCAATTTATTGATTGGCACGGTGTCTCCCGAGGGAGAGTGGACTTGGGGAACGTTGAACGACAATTACATGTGGATTCAAATCAGTTCACCCACTGTTAAAAATCTAAATATGCCACGACAGATTGAAAATGTTGTTGGTGAGTGGGAAGAAAAATATGCTGAAATAGTTGTTCCAGAAGATTGGAACTTAGAGAAACCTCACTCATTTGCTGTCGATACAAATTTTGGCGATGAGGGTGTAATGTGGATATCAAATCTTAAATTTGAATATATCTTTAGCAGTACAATAATTGATAATCCAATATATGCTCCATTTGAAGCTAATATTACAGCAATCGTTTCCAATGATTTAATATACACAGACAAATCTTGGGATGAACTTGCACTTGAGGTTGGACATGTCGCCGCCGGACATTCTGGTATGGCCACATATCCATATAATGACTGGACAATTACATACAAAACGGGCGATGTAAAAAATTTAATTACACTCCTTAATTTTGGAGACAATAATTTACAATTAACGGTCAATCATAAAAAAGACGATGTTACTGCGACTCAATATCCACATTCAATCGTATATAAATTATATGAACCTCTTGAAGATGTTGTGGTTGGAGACTTATGTTGGGTTGTTAAAGAAATGTTGCCACAGCATGAAGAAATTGTATCATTGGTTCCATTTGTTGAAGATAAAATAAATGCTGTTGTTTTGCGCCAACCTCTTCTATCAGATGTTGAAAATCCAATTGATACCACCGAGGGAAAGTACCAAAGCAAGGAAACGATATTAACTTCTAACAGCGAAGTGTCAACAAAGCTACGAAATTTAATCCTGTCAAGGAGTTTAGATAGCGTTGATTTGAATATTGAATATGGTCAGTTTGAAAATTTCGTCCATTTCAGTTCTGCGGGAACTCGAATTACAAATTTCAAATCAAAACTGACAACGATTGACGGCCATTTGGCATCAAGCGCATCCTTGGCACTTACAAACACCCCAACAACGAGCAGTTTGACGGCTGGAATTAAAGTATATGAAAATAAAATCTATGAGATTGAAAATGCACTTGACCCGTTCGAGAAATATATGTACTTTGAAAGCTCTTCTTATGTAACAAGCTCTAATGGTCAATTTTTCAGCAATTCGTGGCCAAAGCAAAATTCATCTACACCATATACACATTATGCAGTAACTTCATCTGAGGCGGTGGCGTGGTATACTACAACACTTGCGTCTGCATCTTTGTATGACTTGGGCAACAGGGATAGATTAGTCCATTTAACTCCGATTCATGTTGGTGACGATTCTACGAATGTAGATTACATGACATTTTTGAACATGATGGGTCATTATTTTGATGAGATTTGGGTTTACATTAAGGCTATGTCCGATATACACGTTCGAGACGATAAGCTAACCAGTGGGTTATCCAAAGATTTGGTGTACCCCGTTGCGAAATCATTGGGTTGGGATTTGTATAATGGCAAATCTCTTATTTCACTTCCTAAATATAAATTGGGATTTACAGTAACCGGTTCGACATATTCGACCACCTCAGTTATTAGTGAAGAGGATATTTCTAAGGAAATATGGAATAGACTGATTAACAATATGCCATTCTTTATGAAAGCTAAAGGAACAAAAAGAGCATTACAAGGGCTAATTAATTGTTATGGCATTCCATCGACAATATTACGAATAAAAGAATATGGCGGTCCTGAAAAAACCGGTGCCGCACCGTCGTATGAAATAACACGCAAATTTACTAAAGCTATAGATTTTAAAGGCTCACAGTATGTCCAAACAACTTGGGTGGCTGATACAAATAGTGGCAGAAAACCGGACACGGTTGAATTTAGATTCAAATCCGCAACTGGGTCAAACCAAACGTTAATGAATGTTGGTTCCAATTGGGGCATCTACCTAAAGGACAACGGCTCCAATGATAATTATGGGTCAGTAATATTTGCATTATCTGGGTCAAGCGGATATCAAGAAGTCAGTTCATCACAGATGCCCGTTTATGATGGTGATTTTTATTCGGTCATGGTAAACCGCAACGTTATACCATCCGTTGCATCCACCGTTAGTAGTTCTGCGTTTGTGTATGATGATACTCGTATCTCATTAACTTCCGTATCTAGTTTTGCAACGTCGGGTCAGTTTACAACCATCAATAGTGGTGGATTGACAATTACGTTCACATATACATCAAAAAATACATACACTAACGAATTAATTGGTATTACTGGATGGCCCAGAAGAGCTATTAAAGCTGGCGATGCCGCAGTGGCCACCGGTTCGATAGCATTGGCTACCATTGTCAATCAAGTAAATCCGTTGACAACCGACAGTAACAATCAAGAAATTAAATATGAATTGGCCGTGAAAAAATACAACTCAGGGACGAGTAAAATATATTTGGATTCCGTTTCCGGTATGACAATTTCTGGTTCAATGGGTGCACTTTCGGAATCATACAATGCGGCATTTTCATCAAGTGGAACTGCATATATTGGTGGGTCAAGTGGAAACGCATTTGGGTCACAATTTAGCGGTTCAATGATGGAATTTAGATATTGGAATTCGGCTTTGAATATGTCGGCGTTTGATAATCATGTCGGTGCTCCAAAATCATTTAATGGAAATCATGCATCCGCATCTTATACTGATTTAGTTCTGAGATATTCGTTTGATGATAATATCAATCATTCTGTAAATGACTCTGTGCGAGATACAAGTGCGGACCAATCATATATCCAAACTGGAAGTGCGGTTGGATTTGCCAACGAAACAAATTATTCAAATGTTGAAGATGAGCAAAAAATGTTTACGCCTAATATTGGACCTAATCGAAATATGGCGAGTAAAATCAGGTTGGAAACAAATAACATTGTTCCTGAAAGTGATGGAAACAGATTATTGTCATCAAACATTCGCAAAGAAAAAAGTTCATATGATACTGCGCCGATTGATTCGAATTTATTGGGTGTATATTTTGCACCTACCGATGTTATTAATGAAGACATTATTATGTCCGTGGCTGATTTGGATTTCGGTCAATATATTGGTGACCCACGGGACATATCCAAGCAAACATATAAAGACTTAAATAGTGTTGCCGATTCATATTGGCAAAAATATACAAGCCCAAATAACTTTTGGGACTATATGAGATTGATTAGATATTATGATAATTCATTATTTAGTCAATTACAGCGATTGATTCCATTCCGAGCAAGTTCACGTGTGGGAATTTTGATTGAGCCTAACATATTAGAACGCTCAAAAGTCGTTATAAGTGAAAAAATTGAATGGACTAATCACTCATATGAAGATACTATTGATGTAAGCACAACTACAACATTGACTGGAAGTGAAGATTATCATTCCGCATCACTGGCGGTTGGAAATACTCTTGCATTAACTGGCTCAGAATCATATTTCGCTGGGTCGGGGTCTAACATTTGGGCGACAAGCGCATCATATGATGCATATGTGGGGTCTGCTTCATATTACGATACTTATATGAACCCATCTGGTTCGTATGACTTGCACAGGGGGTATATTGGATATGACATTGATATGAATTATACCTTTGATGGTAATGTTTTCCAAAGTCCGTCGAAATACATATTAACTGGGTCATATTACCAATCGGGTTCGCTTGGGAAGGGCACCCCACTATTCATATTTGAAGAAGCATATGAGCCTAATGTTACAGGGTCACGTATAAGTGAGCACAACATGGTCCAGAAATTTTATTATTCATCCAGATTTAGCCAATCAATTGATAACTATCATTCATCATCGTTGGCCCCAGCCGAATATAATGTATTGTTAAGTAGGTCAATGTTGAATCTATATTATGAAGGGTGTGAACAAACTAAAGACACAACGACTGATGGCGGATTGCCAGTTGAAGTCACTATAACTTCTCCAACGGTATTAGTAACAAAAGAACCAGGTGAGTCTAAGTTGAAAGTCAAGTAACTTGCCGAAAATTTGAAAAATAGCTATTTATAGATATACAAAAATAGTTATACAACCTTAAAATATAAACTTACAAGGAGAGCAAACATGGGTTTTCTCAACAACGCATCCGTCACGGTAGATGCTATTCTAACAAAAAAGGGAAGGGAATTATTAGCCCGAGGGAACAACGAATTTAAGATTACCAAGTTTGCCTTAGCTGATGATGACATTGACTACACTCTATGAGATGTTAGTCACCCCAATGGTACAAATTATTATGGAACGGTAATTGAAAATATGCCAGTATTGGAAGCATTCCCTGATGAAACTCAGATTATGCGATACAAGCTAATTACATTACCCAAAGCAACAACACGTATGCCAATACTTCAAGTGCCGGTTTCTGCTATGGTATTTAAAGGCCCTGGTGACCAGCCGGTAACCCCATTAACATTGAACGCAAGTGATGCTACATTGGGATACACCTTTATTTTACATAATGGAAATGTTGCATACTTACAGGTTGCGGCAGGTGGAGATGTTCCAAACAACGGAAACACAATTCCAGTATTTTTAGATACGGATGAACTTACAAATAGTCAAGCAGTTTCTGCAACCACCATTCGTGTATTTTCAAAAACAGTATCAACTATACAAGTAACCCAATTAACAATTGTCGGTAATGAAACCGGTGCAACTGCAACTATACCAGTCACGATACATCCTGGCCCAACCGCACCTGTTAACTTACCAAGAGTGGACTAAGGAGATATTAGATGGCAATTTATAAAAACTTTGACCCTGATAATGACATAGTTATCAATCAAGCACAGCAATTAACATCCGGTCTTTGGTCAAGTGGAACAGGAACGCTAACTACGTTCTTTACAGGCTCAACACAAAGTGGTTCAAGTGGTGCATATTATTATGATGTGTATAAAACCAACCCAGCAAGCGATAGTGCGGCAGAAATTCAATATGGAGTTTCTTTCGGACACTATGCAGGTAGTGGTTCAATTTTAACCCATGCAGGAACAGACAATGGTGCATCGAAGGCGATGTATTCTCAGTTTGCCAATTTGCTATTAGCACCTCAAGTATCCCGATTTACTATGAAAGACACAACTATTGTAAATGGTATTTACATGATTTCTGTCAATCGTGCAAGGATGCGTGAAAAATTAGACCCAGGTAATTGGGAACTTCATTTGAGTGGTAGTGGTGGAAAGAAAATCAAATTGATTGACGACTCCGGCGCAACCTCAACCACAACTGTGGATACAGGCGGCCGAGTATATAATATTGTTTCCGGTTCAATTTCAACTGGAACGGCAGTAACATATCAAACCGCTGTGCTTGAAACGGCAAGTGGTTCATACGGATTGTATTATCCGGATATGGGAATTTACATTCTTAATGCGTCTCGTTTAGATGCTCCTGGTGCAGATGGTTTGGCACTTGGAACAGTAACGGGTTCAAACGTAAACAATAATAACTCACAGAGATTATTCCAAGCTATGAAAGATGGTCTTAAATTTGAGGCACGAAGAGAAGAAAATGTTTCTTCAACTCATTATTTCTGCCGTGTTTATAACAAGGAATTTAATTTCAGTGCAAATCCAACGTTCTTTACAGCGTCTGATGGAACCATGACAAACACAAGCTTTGTAAATGACCCTAAGAGCTTCATTACTACGGTTGGACTATATAATGACACCAATGATTTGGTTGCTGTTGCTAAAATGAGCAAGCCGTTAATGAAGAGCTTTTCGAGGGAAGCCATTATTAAAATCAAGCTTGACTTCTAAGCCCTATCAAAATAGGGGGTAATTAATGTACAAACTATTAAGCCCAAATGATAAATCAATAAAACCGTTTAACGTATATAAGACTTTCACCTTCACAAATGATGATAGTGGAAGTCTTGTATATGGTTTAGAGGGTCTAAGTGGTAGTACTCACAATTTTACCACGGCATCTGCCGCATCTCACAGCTTTGGAACATACAATGCACTATCAGCGAGTCTTGGAAAAGACGCTTGGAGCCTTGGAACGTTCTACAAGCTACCATTATATTTTTCTATTAAAAATTTATATTACAAAAATCTTGGTACACCATTTGATAGCTTTGGTGGAAATAATACTGCGACTGAAAATCGAGAGATTCACGGTCGTGTAAATGTTATATCCATTCCAAAAAATATATTTGGTGAAAAAATCAAGCCAGGTTCCATTGAACTCACTGACAATAGTAAGGGGTCCACGCTATTATTGAAAGATGATGGTAAAGGCAATATTTACGATTGGCAGTATTCATCGAGCTATTCAGACTACTTCAGAAATGGCTTTGAAGCGTCCTATTTGACCGCTGAAGGCAGTGGTAGTGTATTAGGCAATGCCTTCTATCAACATGGCTTTGTAACGGTCACAAACACGGGTTCTATGTATTCCGGAGTGGGTATTGGAACTGGTAGTGATGGCTTTTCAATGCAATTCAAATCAACGGTTACAATCTATGAGCATGAATATGCGTGTGCAATAAATCCAAATGAATATTCCCACACAACTAATATTTCAGCGGCTTCGGGGCGGAGTGGTAGCGTTTATATACCATCCGGTTCCAATGTTGCCGTGCATAAATTTTTCGCACCAGGGGACCAACCTTCCGGTGGAAGTGGCTCTTTTGCGGCAACGTATAATGCGGGTGAATACTACATTAATGAAGTAACACATTCTGCGTGGAGCACATACGTCACGACGGTTGGGTTGTATAATGATAATGGTGAGTTGCTTGCCGTTGGAAAGCTCGGGAAGCCCATGAAAAATGACCCCGAATTGGCACTAACAATAGTAGTGAGATTTGACGCATAAAATTATTTTCAGAAAAATGAAAATAAATATGCATTTGGGAAATATATATACTATATATAATTGTATACAGAATTAAGCGAAGCAAAAAGGTTATTACGCTGAGAAACCTGCAAGCCAGAAGTACGTCTGTGTATTCAAATTTGGGATTTTTTGAAAATCCACCAGGGGGCGTCAGCCCCTATCCACGCTTGTTAGATTGATAAGATTAAATACATAAATAATTAAAAACTAAATTCAGCCGCAGGCTGACGCCGTAAGGCTCATTATAGTGTATAAGTATAATACTCCACTCGTGGTGTACAAATTATAGTGGTAGTGCATTTTTTTGTTGCTTTTCGGGTTTTATTGGTTATATTGAGGAGAATAGTTACGTGAAGACATCAAGCGCAAAGGCAAAAGGAAGACGATTACAACAAAAAGTTAGGGATTTGATACTTGAGACTTTTTCAGAACTTGAAGAGGATGACGTTCGTTCAACTTCTATGGGTGCTGGTGGAGAGGACGTACAACTTTCTCCGTTAGCACGGAGAAAATTTCCATTTTCTGTAGAATGTAAGAATGTAGAGAAATTTGGTAATGCTGTTATGTGAAATGCTATCAAACAAAATGTTGAAAACGCCGGTAAACATAAACCATTAGTTGTGTTCAGTAAAAATTATGAAAAAGAATATGTCATTCTCAAGTTGGATGATTTAATGGAAATATTGAAGGAACGCAATTAATAATGTCTCAACAATTAGTATCGTTACTAAGTAAAGTTATAGGAAATCAGGGTAGAAAGCTTAAGAAGGAAAATCAATATGCTTTTTATTGTCCTGAATGTAATCATTACAAACGAAAATTACAAGTGAATATAGAACATGGCAAATTCCACTGTTGGGTTTGTAATTTTGGTGGATACAATTTATTTCAATTATTCAAAAAATTAGATGCTACACCCGCTCAAATTGATGAGCTTGGCACTCACGTTACAATTGAGAAAAGCCAGCCAAAGGCTGAATTTTCAAAACCAAAGAGTGTGAGATTACCTCATGAATTCAAACCGGTCAGTGTTCACAGTGACAGCATTTTTTATAAGCATGTAATAAAGGAACTCAAAAAGCGCAAGCTAACCTCATATGATATATTAAAATACAATATTGGGTACTGTGAAACCGGTGAATATTCGAATAGAATAATCGTCCCGTCTTATGATGATAACGGTAAACTCAATTTCTTTGTAGGCCGTGAAGTATTTGATTCAGGTATGAAATACAAGAACAGTTATACACCAAAGGATATCATAGGTTTTGAATTATTTATCAATTGGGATGAGCCTTTATTTTTGATTGAGGGTGCTTTTGATGCCATGGCTATTAAGAGAAATGCTATTCCGCTGTTCGGAACCGTTATCTTATCAAAGCTTAAAAAGATGATAATTACGAAAAATGTAAGAACTATCTATTTATGCTTAGACCCAGATGCATGGGAAAGGTCTTTAGATATAATTAGAGAGTTTTTAAATGCTGGGATTGACATATATAATGTTGAACTTTCGGAAAAAGACCCGTCGGAATTGGGATTCAAAACCATGCTAAATCTCACTGAATCGACACCAAGGGTAACTTTTTCGGATTTGATAAGGTATAAAATAAAATGGCAAAGCAAAAAGAAACATGGAAATACTTTGATGCTTGACGAATTCATATCACCGGAAAGCGCATCTTAAACAAACTGCTTAAGGAAACGGACGCCAAGATAGTTTCGGAGTATTCAAAAAAAAGTAAATTGATAGCGTGAGATGTCGAACTTTCAGACTCCTTCATAAAGGAGGCACGCAAGATTATAAAGGGCTAACTATGTTAGAGACTAGAATAAAGGTTCCATTTGACACCGTGGAGTGGATTGCGCATACCGCAGATATTCACATTCGTAACTTAATACGACATACAGAGTATGACCACGTGTTCAATAAACTATATGCTGAGATAAGGGCATTTTCCGGAAATGGTATTATTTATCTTGGTGGTGATATTGTCCATGCAAAGCTTGAAATGTCTCCAGAATTGGTTGACGCTACATCACGGATGTTCAAAGCATTGGCAGATATTGCACCGGTCGTTTTGATTGCAGGAAATCACGACGCCAACCTGAACAACACCAATCGTATGGATGCCCTCGCACCCATTGTAAATGCACTTGACCACCCAAATTTATTTTATTTTAGAGAATCTGGCGTCTATCACATGGCAGACGTGAGCTTTGCTGTTATGTCAAGATTTGAAGATTCAAAATTTTATATCAAAGCTCGTGAATTCGATAGCGATACCAAAATCGCACTATATCACGGGTCCGTAGGAACCTACACCACCGATGCAAATGCTAAAGTGTTTACCGGAACCCTACCACTAACCAAATTTCAAGGGTATGATTTGGCACTGTTGGGTGATATTCACAAAACTCAATATTTTGATTCGAAAAAAACCATCGCATATCCTGGCTCCCTAATTAGGCAATCTTTTGGTGAATCCATGACACGAGGATTTTTAAAATGGGACGTTGCCAATCGCACATCTGAATTCATTCAAATAGAAAATGATTATTCATTATATAAGATGTTGATAGTGGACGGGGAAATGCCCATTGTTACAGATTTTCCAAAACATGGAAATCTTACATTGACGTATGAAAATACTAACCGAGCACAGCGAGAACTTGTACAGGCCAAGGTTAAAGAATATTACAATGTGCAGAATTTCAAAATATCAACCGGAACAGACAGCTTGACCCAGCAAAAACAAACTGCAATGAATACATTCAAAACGGGTGACGTGTATGATATCAACTATTTGAATTATTTGGTTAAAGAATATTTAGAAAAGCACTTTCCAGATTCCAAAGAAATGTTGGATGAAATATTAAACATAAATAAAATGTGTTTTTCAGATATCCCAGTTTTAGATAGGCCACAAAATGTGGAATGGAGACTGAAAACCTTTAAATTCTCAAATATGTTTTCATACGGTGAAGACAATTTTATAGATTTCACAAGCATGAAAAATGTTATTGGAATGTTCGCCGCAAATGCTACTGGGAAATCTGCAATATTGGATTCCCTAGCATTTTGTTTGTTTGATAAAAATAGACATTCACGAGTTTCACGGGCATGGGATTTGGTAAATAATACCAAAGAAGACTTTAGCTGTGAGGTTACTCTTGAAATAGATAACGTTGAATATGGTATCAAACGTACAGGCACCCGTGCACCAACCGAAAAAAAACCGTACAACTGCCCCACCGTTGTTGATTTTTGGTATATAAGTGAAGACGATGAGCAAATCAGCTTAAATGGTAATCAACGGTCGGACACAAATAAAAATATACGAGGGTATATTGGAAATTATGATGACTTCGTTTTAACTACGATGTCTCCACAAAATGCATTCACCGTTTTTATTGATAAGAAACAAGCGGCCCGACTGGGAATCCTTACTCAATTTCTTGGACTGGATATATTTGAAGAATTATATACCAAGGCGTTGGAACATTACAAAGACATAGAAACAGACATGAAAAAAATGCTGAATAGAGACTATGACCAAGAGCTTGCTGTGGCCAGAATAGAACGTAAGCAATACTTGGGTATCAAGGAAACGTCGAACGACCGTAAAACAGCAAAAGAGGACGAATTAGAAGCAATTGGACAGGACATCAATGACCTATATAAGAAGCGTAAGAACATTGATAGTTCAATAACAGATATTGATGACTTAAAAAATAAAAAGGCACTGGCTGAGGCTAAATTGGACACATCAAACAAAGAAGTTCCAACTCTGTTAGAATCTCTTGAAGATAACGCAAAAAAATTAACTGCGATTTCTGATGAGTTGGTCGAATTGGAAGCGGGCGATACACAAACTGAATATGAAGAGTTGCTTGAATATGAAAGAGAAGCTACCGCAACTCAAGCTGATATTAAGCTGTTGACTACCAATGTTGAAAATGCATTTGAAGCCATCGCCGCTCTCAACATTGCTGAATATAACCCCGACTGTGATGTATGTGTTGCCAGAGAAAAGGTTTCAATTCAACGTAAAACCGACCTTGAAAGCCAGATATCCGAATATGAGAAACCTGGAAAACTTCATTTTGAAAAGCGGGACCACTTGAAAAAGTTGATTTCATTTAAAGATGGTGTCAAGGAAGATAAAGAGTCCCTTGATGCCCTCGGGGATGACAAAGTAGCTGTTGAAGCATTAATTGCAAGAATTACAGCGAATAAGGTTCAAGTATTACATGCCGTGAATGATTTAGAAACTGAGATAAAGACACTCGATGATAATATCAAAGAATATTATTTGAAAGAAACAGATATTTTGGTAAATCAAAAGGTGGACGTGGATATTACCAGTAAAGAGACGGCCCAAGCTATATTGAAAGCTGAAATAGAATCACTTACCAAAAAATATCAACATGCGTTGGTTATGATAGAACGCTCAGAATCAAGTGTTACTATATTAACGTCCGAACTATCTGAATTCAATGAGATTGCAAAGAAAGAGAAGGCGTTTGGTCTTTATGTGAATGCTGTAAAGCGTGGTGGTATTAGATATGAATTAATTGAACAATCCATTGGGCATATTGAGACCGCCGTGAATAGCGTTTTGGAGCAAATCGTTGATTTTCAGATTTTGATAACCATGCCGGAAAAGACCATTGATTTACACATTGTTTATGGTGACGGTAGAGTGTGGAATATTGAAATGGCCAGTGGAATGGAAAAATTTATTGCGTCCTTGGCAATGCGAGTCGGTCTGATTGAGGTTTGTAATTTACCTAAGAATAATGCACTATTTTTGGATGAAGGGTTTGGAAATTTAGACACCGAAAACATGGGAGCCGTGCATGATGCGTTTCAATTCTTAAATGAGAAGTTTACATTTATTGTTGTTATTTCCCATCTTGACACCATGCGTGATATGGTTGATGATTTCTTGGATATATCCAAAAAGGGAGATTATAGCTTTGTAGATAATCGAGAATCTACTTAGAACTTAACTTAACGCCTGTGGTTTCCATGGGCGTTTTTAATTTAACACGGTTTTTGCAGTTTTCATTGATTAATCGCTCAAGAAATTTTCCGAGATATAGACCATTCATGTCACAATATTCTTTTAAAATATCGTAAGCGTCAACTGGTACTTGTACTGGCTTGTAATTTATATTTTTCATTCAGTAATAATTATCACCCATGATAATTTTATTTTATAATTTGATTTCCTGATAATTATTGGTATCAAAGTATAAATCCGGAGAATTAGATGGGCGTTATAAGAAGATACAATAAATACATAGGGTTAGACAAGATACCAGTATTAATAGATGATACTGCTCCAATATCGGAATATTTCAACGTAGTTGAATTTCCTGATGTAATTTCACAGGGCAGAAGTTCATTTTTAATTGGTGGTTCGCTGTTTTTAAAATCGGCGGTGGAACTACGTGTCGAAATTTTAAACAATGCAACAAAAGAGACCATATATACCGAACCCGTTTCGGATTATTTAGAGGGACAGCACAGACGTGTCTCAATTGAAATATATGATGATGTTGATACCTTTGGCGATTGTACTATGTACATTGTTGGCGAATTAAAGCCAATCTCCTATCCGTATTATGAAATTATTTCACCCATTGACGCACAGACGATGTTGGCCACAAAGGTTAATGAAGACGGAACACGAAATACACAACCATTTCCACGAACTGAGGTATTGGACAATCCAGAGCCACCCGAGGGTGCGGTTAATGTTCCGAATGAGTGAAAAAATACCTATAATGTCCGGTGGTCCAAGCAATTTTATGTAAATGGTGCAACGACAAATACCCAACCAATCTTTTTTCATAAACAACCTAAAATGTGGGTTGGTGAAATCATTAAAGGATTTGTTACAACCACATATCCATCCGGCACGCAGACAGTAACAAGCTCAATGGCTGGCAACGCCGAGGCTTCCAGTATTGGTAAGGAATCTCAAAAAAGTGCGGACACTCCAGGCGCAGATTTGCCAGGAAAACAAGAATCGTACAGTCAAAAGACAGGCGGCGGAGGCCGAAGCTCGGGCTTGGGCGGTCGTGGTCGTGCGGTCCGCAGGTCAAGTCCTGAAAAAGAAGAATATACGGTTGAAATTGATTCATCGAATGCGGACTTAAAACATGTCGGTGGTAAGGGAACAATAACGTCACCCGTGGTTGATGATTCTAAGTTTAAAGTAGAATCATATCACACTGTGCCAGCTTCATTTGAATTTGAAGTTAAAAGTGTAAAAAATAAAAACACAATCATACCAACAAAACCATTCACAATAACGGACACCCGTACAAAGGAAGAAATTATAGTTCCTTTGAAATCGGCTGAAGTATCAATTGATTTTACACCCGCACCAACACAATCAGTAAGCACAGTTAATTATAGGTCATTTGCAGATGTGCGTATTTCACGATTAAGAACATTTTCCGGAGACATTTATAGAGCAAAATTGTATGCGAAAAACAATGATGCCTTTGGAGAATTTGAAGCAATCGCAGACGTGCCACTTGAAAGCCCAGAGTTATTATACGATGCGTTATCATCTGATGGTTCAAAACGAACTGGATATTTTGTGGACCAAACTGTGATTGATGATTATTGGACAAGTGGAAGCAATGTAAATGTAACACATAATTCAGATAGATTGCTTAATGCAATGTATTTGTCTGGTTCGTTATATGCAGTTGCTGACAAAGCGGTTATAACATATACTTCATCTATTGATTTTGTGGATGACGTAACATATAGTTTCCGGTCACGTTTAATCGGCATACCAACGAAGCAGTCTGATGGAACAATTGAAGCAAAACTATCAATTCACATGAGTGGTTCGGGGTTCCCTGTTAATCATAAGTATTCAAATGATATTGGCAGGCAGGTCGAAACTCCCGACGGACAGCTTGGATTTTATTTAGTTGAAAGCAAAGAGGGCTTCCGAGATTTCGAGGTAGTTGAAGAAACATTTGAATCAAATCCAACCGGCTCAGGTAAATTACAATTTGTGGTTCATTCAGGTGAGTGGTATATTCAAGACGTTACGGTACGACCAGTAACAGACACAGGATTTAATCCGGATTGGATAAGAATAGTTGCACCAATTCCAAATTTTTCACAGCAACGCCCTGATACTTATGAATTTTTAGCAGAATTTTACGATATAAATAATAACATTGCAGAAACGGTTGCAATTAATACCGGTTCGATATTTTGAGGTGGCAATGAATATATAGTTGGTACAAATAACGTACTTTCAGGTTCAATGGTTATTGGAAATGCAATTGGTGCAGGTATTGAAATGGCCGGTGCAAATTCAGGATACATGCGTTCAATCGGATACACCGGATTCGCAAGTGCAAGTAGTGGTTTGGGATACGCTGGCTTTCTTATGTATAGCGGTTCAGTTTTACCCCTCAGTGGAGACAATTATGCGGGCGTTGGACTCGAATTGGTTTCTCCAGGTGGCAGTGGTTCGTTAAGATTTAGTA